ATTCTTAAAATTCAGTTTGAAATGTTTCACCGCCTCCCTACCGATGATCCGGGGCAGGTCATACGCTATCAGCCTGCTTATTTCAGCAGAATGCTGTTGTATTTTGGCTGCGAATTGTTCCGGTGTGAGGGTGAGCATAAATTTATTTTGTTAAATACTTGATTTTGCTATGTTTATTTTTGTATCTTTGTATTGAGATTTTGAATGTAAGCCGAGGCGGAGTATGGATTCGCTACTACGCATTTCAAAATCTCATTTTTTTATCCATTTATCAATATCATCAGGTACTCCTTCTTTTACTTTTTTCATATCAATTGTATTAATTATCGCATAGGGAACTTCTGAAAGATATTCCTTATGAATAGCAACATTTGCATATTTTTCTACTTTACCAATTGTAACTTTATAATAAAAGAAATATGCTGCTTCACGGTGTTTTTCTTCGGCATCAGCCCAACCAATGTATTCCCAATTTTTAATACTGCTTTCTAAAAATAATGCCTGAGATTGAATTTTGATAATATAATTATGTCTTGCGATTTGCCTAATGGAATTTTTAATAATAGTCATTTTTCCAGTTTTGATATTATCTGATTCTACTGGTAACCCTTTTAATGACAATGACTCACGATATGTGCTTAATAATGGTTCCAAATGGTTTTTAAAAACAAAATGTTCAATTTCTTTCAGATTATTAACTTTTCTTATATACGGATGAGCATCAGTAATCAACTCCCCGGTCATTGCCGGATTTCCATCCAGCCCGGTGGCGGGTTTTACTTCCTTCTTAGGAATGCCAGTGGCTTCTTTATCGGTTGGCTGCCAATCGCATTTGCAGTTCCACAGGTTTCCCGGCTGATTCTCATTCCAGAATGGGTCATTTATAGGCCTGATGGTTCCCACCATGGCCAGATGTTCCTCCCTGGGATTGGCCGATCTGGTCATGATCCACTCCATATTCGGATACAGGTCGGCATCCTGCTTAAAGTCTATAAACTGTTTAGCGCTCCTGGCACGCGCAACAATAGCATTGTATTCGGTTGCCTGGTAACGGTTGAAGTTTTTTAATACCTGCATGGCGTTTTTATCAAAATCCTTTTCAGGTAGACCCTTCAGAATTCCTGTTACCTTGTAACTTTTATATGCTGCTAAACGAGCTGTATTCAGTTTAAACTTTTCATTAAGATCAAAATACCTGCTGCCCGTTTCAGGTTCGCCAAACATGGCCAGCCCCTTATGATAATTGTCTTTATAGAGTTCAAACAGTTTGGGATGTATGCTGTCATCATAACCGGACTTGATATCTGCCATCACTTCCCTGAAAGTGTCCGAAGCTCTGTTGGTGAAACTGACAAGCGGAAAATTGGCTATATGGCAGGCCAGCAGATCAGCATCCTGGGTCTGGTATAGTTTATCCAATTGCCTGCCCCCGTTCCAGGGGCTTATACGAAAAAATCCTTTATCCTTCGTACAATAGTATTAGATGGTTTGTTTGGGTCATTTAAAGGATGTTGGATAGCAGTTTCAATAGCATTTAAAGCGTCGTCATCCATTTTTGTGCGCAGCGCTTCGTAGTTTTCTGGTTTTGGAATATCAAACTCCTCGTATATATAATCATCGGCCACAGGAACCTTATTTGACACTTCGTTTATCACACTCCATTTTTTCTGGAGTTTGTCCCAGTCTTTTTCAGGCGACTTGTACCATATTTCACCACCGGAAACATTGAACCCGAATACTTTCAGTATGGCTTTAAACTTTCCGTTGAGCAAGTCGATGATGAATTTCTCGTCCGATTTGTTTTTACTGTCTTCAGCCTCCTGGTGTACATCGCCCAGTGCCCTGGCGCCTTTATCTCCCTGCTCTGTTGTCAGTGTGTTTCCAAGCATTATCTTTGAGATCTCAGCGTTGCATGCTGCATACAGGTCTTTGTATAAAGAAGAGCTGCCGGAGCTGTCGGAATTAGGGTGTATCTTAAATTCAGCGCCCTTTGGCAATATGGCATATGATGCGCCCCCGTACACTTCCATGGCCCGTTCAAGTGCAACACGGGTTTTGTCATCATAATCGTCGTAACGCCCTTCGCGGAAGGGCATGCCAAACATTTCTGCAAACTGTGCCCAGTCGCCGAAATCACCGCGCTTATAAATAACATATTGTGCAGATTTTACCAGCAGCCCCATGTCTTTGGGATCGCCGGACCACATCAGGTATCTGCTTAGCGGCGGTTCTTTAAATAAGATGTCTTTAGAGGCAAACGATTGTTCTTTGCTTATACATTCAAAGTTCCGTTCAGGGTGCACATGTTTGCGCGGTATAAGGTCAAAATCTATAGAATACTGTTCCTCATCCGCATTATAGGTAATGCCGTTGATCTGCACGAGGGTAAATCCCCAGGCGATAGCATTGTGAAGTTCTTTGAGTAACAACCGCATGGAAGGACAATTAAGCAATTTGTTCAGTTCGGTATCCTCTTTACCATCACGGACAAATAACAGATCCTTATTCAGTATCATGTCCTGGCGTTTTCCCCAGGTTGCTTCTATCTGACCGTCGAGGATGATATCATCATAAAGGTCGTAGAGCAACACGCGTGACGGGTTGTATATGTTTTCAAATTGGCTGATAGCATTTTTCCAGTTAGCAATATCCTGGGTTTTCCTGTTGACAGGTCTGATCGTGATATTCTGAATCACGATATCTTTTTTTGCGTTTGCTTCAAATCTTTTCATTAGTAAGAGTTATTGCGTTTGGTATTTCCGCCGAATGTCAGGTAATTGCTTCCGGAGGTGTTGGAAGCATCCGACAGTCGGGTAAGGCCGTCTAATTGTGCCCTTTCTGCCTGTACATCCTTCAGAAAACTGATAGTATCTTTATATTTCTGCGCCCTGCTTTCAGGCATGTTTACCGGGTTGCTGATGTTATAGCAGTTATATAAGGCTATATCACGTACCATTTTCACCACAAGCACATTACGGCTGCTTCCGCTTTTATTCCATTCGGCCTGCATATTGTAGCGGACGCCCAGGTATGAGTTTACTTCTGCTATGGCTTCGCTTATGGCATTGCTTATGTTATCCGGGTTACTGCGTGTCAGAACGTTAAGTATTTCGGGATATAAGCCTTTTTCCAGATCGGTTTGGTCTAAATACATGTGATTATTATTTGGTGAAATAAATACATATCTTTTGCAGTTCGTTGGCTTCCCTGAGCCGTTTATGAAGCACGCCGTCGTTGATCAGAAAATTTATATGGCTGCGGTCATATACACGGATTTTGTTGAAAATCTTTATTACGTAATGCCTTTTGCCTGTAAGGTCGTGCAGCTTGTTTGCAGTTTTTATGGCAGATTTAATCCTGTAATAGTTCCATATTCTTTTAAATAATGTTGTTTCCATGTTTAAACTCTTTTTTTATTAATTGGCTTCCTGCCAAAATGAATATCCCCGATGCTTATCTGAAGGTTTTTTGTATTGGCAATCCATACCCCTCCCTCCACGCAGTCGGGTCCATCTGCAGGGGCGTTCAGTTTCGGGTTGATCAGGAGGAACTGCTCCGACAGCCGATCCATGTGCGGATTGCCTTTTTCCTTCTCATTTAATATAAGTCGTCCCTGCCGGTTAATCGGTTCCAGGTTGCCTTCTATACGGCTGAATTTATCCGGTTTAATGCGTCCATCGGGGGCAATTGAAAGATAATACCCGTTTTTCTTACCGGCCTCAACAAACAGCGGAATAAAAACCTGCTGATAAAACGGATCCTGCAGTTTGTTGTTTTCGGTAAAGTAATACACCTGTGTTTTACCCGCCACATATTTGTCTAGGTAATAGTACCAGTCAACATATTCAGCATTGGTTACATGATCGAGATATCCGGTAATGACATAAAATATACCGTCGATCATCCCGATAAGGAAATTGGCTTTGTAAGAGTTGGCTTTGTTTTTACTATTGCTTGGGGCAGGGTCACCATAGCTGATCAGAAACCTGAATTTATGTAATGGCGGTATCTGTCCCCAGTGCAGTTCTTTAAAGGTGTCACCTACCGACAGTGGATTGTTATAATACTCCTGCTGGGCAGACATAGTGCTTATCTTACTCAGCAGCCTGTCTATTTGCTCTTCGGAGTTTTTTTGCGGCCACGAACTTTTACCGTTTTTATCACGTATGTTTACAATATCCCAATTGTCGGACAGTTTACCGGCTCTTACGGTTCCACAGTCTTTGGCGATAATATTGCCACACCATATGATAAGTGCAGGTTCCGAAATGGAGCGGGTGGGATACAGCGCCTGTTCAAACCATTTCCATCGGTAATCAATCACATCAGGGTTGCGACAATCCTCGTCAGTATCGTAATCATCCACCACTATCAGGTCGGGCCTTACATCCTCGTTTTTGGTACCTCTGGGGCTTTGTCCGGCTCCCAGCGCCCTGAAGGCTGCCCCTGATTTCGTCTTAAATTCACCCATCTCCCAGTGGCCATATTCCACCTGGTTGCCATAATAAGCCCTTATTAACGAATTGCTGTCGAGATTAGCGCGGTAAGGTTCCAGCAGGCGTTCAGCATTATCGTAACTCGAGCTGCAGAAAATAACATTTTTCTTTTTACCGGTAAGTACCAGGTAAAGGACTACCATCATCACCACGGTGGTTTTGCCTAATTCACGCGACCAGCTCAGTACCTCATACCATTCTTTATTCTGGATCATCCGTCTGATTGCTTTTTTGTGAAATGGGGCAAATTCCGCTTTGGCATATTTGCGAAAAAAATGATACATCCACTTAACAGGATCCGCTTCAAGTTCCAGACGATGTTTAAGGATCTCTGCAGCCGACATACTGTCTTCAATAATGGTGTCGCAAAGGAGCGATTTACGGTATTCGTCCCAATAATTGATGAATTCTCTTGTGGATTTGTTTACCATTATTTGAGGTTGTCTTTTATGAAAGCGTCAAACAAGCCCGATAGTTCTTTTGCTTTTGCAAGATCAAGGAGGCGCAGCCAGTTTAAAAATCGCACCGATACACTTATAATATCAGCCAGCGAACTTTCACGTTCCATCTTGTCGATGGCGCTGGCCAGTTTGTTTATAGAATCAGCCTCGGCTGGTGTGGCATATTTCTGATCTCGTTCCGAAATGGTTTTATTGATCTCGGCAATTTGCATGTACAGGCGTTGTAATTGCTGTTCGCGGGTTACTGTAAGACTTGCCTTTTGTTCCTCCCACTTGCCTTTCTTAACCCATTTGTTTACAGTGACTTTGCTAACGCCGACCTTTTCAGCTATCTCTATCTGTGAAAGGTTTTCGAGTGTAAACAATAACTTGGCCCATTCCTCTTTTTCCTTGATCTTCATTTACATTATTATTATAATGCCCAAAAATATAAGATCACTCCGCAAAATCGTAAAATCACTCAAAACCTTTGAACAACTACTCAAGAAACTTAAACGATTGTATTAAAAACCTTAACGATTTCGGAAAAAGGTAAAAAGACATATTATTATTGCACCCACGGTGATGGTGATTGTGAAAAAGTTTTAATGAAAAGGTCAGATGATTAAAAGCCTGGTAAATCAAATTAACGGAAATAGCGCCGAAATACTGCTCTATGGTATCATTGGTAAGTGGATGGACATAGATGTGGATTATTTGGTAAAGGATCTTGAAGGTCTTAAAAAATCGGGGTGCCAAAATCTGACCTTTTATGTAAACTCCGATGGTGGCGAGGTGCCGCAGGGACAAGCGTTATGGAACTATCTGAACAGATCAGAATTTAATGTTACCTGGGTGGTCGACGGCATTGCCGCTTCAATGATGGCCATGTTGATTACCAACCCCAGGCATACTGTAATAGCTAACAAATACAGCAAGTTTATGTACCACCGGTTGTCGGGCTATGTGCAGGGCAACCCTGATGATGTGCGTGCCTATGCTGATATGATGGACAAGTTTGAGGCCGACCTGGTGGATATGTTTGCCAACCGCACAGGTATAGACGCAAAAAAAGTAAAGAAGGATTACTTCTGCAATACCAATACATGGCTATCCGCTCAGGAGGCGCTCTCATTAAAACTTGTCAATGAGATCAGGGATGGTAAAGAAATAACCGCTCCTGATACCCTGGCTGATCCCCGCGACGTATATAATCACTTTTCTCAGCAACTTATTAATTATTCGAATAATAACCAAACAAAATCAAAAATGAAAAAAATCGCTCAATTACTTAACCTGGACGAGAATGCCACTGAGGATGCCATTGCAACCGCCGTGAACAATATTCTTGAAAAAAATAGGACTCATGCGGCAGAGCTGTCGCAAAAAGACAATATGATTACCGGCCTGCAGAACCAGATCAACGATTTTAATAAGGCTAAGGTAAAGAACCTCATCGACACAGGCATTGCTGAAAAGAAATTCGGCGAAGACATGCGCGAAACGTACACCAAAATGGCTGAAACCGACTATGCTACGGCAGAAAAGGTGATTAACAGCCTGGCTGGTGTCGGCAGAGTTATCGATGAGATTGATAAGGACACCATCCCTGAAGCTGACCGGAAAAAAACGTGGGATCAGCTGCATAAAGAATGTCGGCTGGAAAACATCAAAAGCACAAACCTTGCATGGTTCCAGCAGCTTTACAAAGAAAAGTTCAACAAAGAGTACAAATCTTAAAAGGAGGATAAAAACATGTTTGTCAGACAAGAAACAAATGCGAGCTACGGCTTCAAAGCTCCTAATTCAGTGGTTGACACCGATAAAAAAGTTGAAGTATTGTTCCCCAGTGTCGATACACAGTCGCCCGATTATGCTGCAACTATCAACCTTACGGTTGACCAGTTGAATACCATCGTGGAAGTGGGAGCCCTTACAGGTAATCCTACCATCAATGTGGCTGTTGACGACGAGGTTACAAAAAATGCCGAGATGCTGCTGAAGCTCACTGCATCAGGCGGAGCCAGAACCGTTACCCTGGGCACAGGTTTTTCAGGGTCTGCCATTGTTGTCCCTTCAGGAGCAACCGTTTATGCGCTGCTCAAATATGACGGAACAAACTTTGTGGTGGTAACCAGCACCAATGATGATGTACAGGACGGCGCTATCACGGCAGCCAAACTCGCTACTGATGCTGTGGAAACTGCAAAAATTAAAAACGATGCAGTAACCTCTGACAAGATCGCCGATGATGCAATTACAGCAGATCATCTTGCATCCAATGCGGTGGAAACAGCAGCCATCAAAGATAAGAATGTAACCCTGGCTAAACTGGAAGACGGTACTGCAGGAGACATGCTTTATTTTAATGGTACTGCCTGGACAAAACTCCCCAAAGGGACATCAGGTCAAATGCTGAAAATGAACACAGGTGCAACTGCACCTGAATGGGTAACCGTATAATCAAACTCAATCAATTAATAATTAATATTTAAATTCAACATGAAAACAAGCAAACTTATTTTTAGCGTCCTGGTGGCTTTATTGTTCGCTACCGGTATCGGATCAGTATTTGGCATAGGAGCAGGAGCAGCAGCTCTGGGCGCCTCTGCATTCATCAAAGCTCCAAAAGGTGCTACTTTAATGGCAGTTACGCCTGAAATATGGACTAACTACATTGTAGAAAACCTATTTAAGGATAATGAATTTCTCCTGGAATCCATTGACGAGAGTCAGTATGTGATCGGGACTGGAGTTGTTCACATTCCGCAGGCAGGTAGTCCTTCAGGTGTACAGCGTAATCGTAAAACGTTACCGGCCACTATAACGAGACGTAAAGATATCGATGTTACTTACGTACTGGATGAGTTTACTACAGATCCCCGTTTCATCCCCAATATTGATAAAGCTGAATTGTCATACGATAAGATGGACAGCTGTATGAATGAGGATATGATGTACCTGAAACAGTTTATAGCTGAAGCGATGTTATACAACTGGAGGCCTGCATATTTCATTAAAACTTCCGGTTCTTCCGTATCACCGCACGTGGGAACTTCAAACCGTAAAGCTATCTGCATCGAAGACTTTATCGTAGCAAAAGAGACCTTTAATAAATGGGGTATTCCGAAGGCCGACCGCAGATGTATTATAGATACAACCATGAAAGGACAGTTGGTGCGGGAACTTAAAGCCAACAGTAACAGAGATTATTCTGTCATTTACAATCCCGTTACCGGGGAAATTGATATGCTCGAAGGGTTTAAAATCTATGAACGATCCACCGCGCTGGTAGCCTCAGCTCCCACGTTAACAGCCGTATCGGGTACTGATTATTTCAGATGGACTTCGACTGACCTTACCTATACCCCTGAACAGCTTGAGGATATAGAAGCCGGAACCAGCAATTATGCCACTACCGCCTCGGCGATAGCCTTATTCTGGCACAAAGGCATGGTGGCCCGTGCGTTAGGTGCTACCCAGATGTTCGACGATCAGGGTAACCCGCAATACTATGGTGATATATACAGCTTCCTACAACGTGCCGGAGGTAGGACGCGCAGGGGCGATTCAAAGGGTGTGCTCGGTATTATCCAGGTAACAGCATAAAAACACAGGACGAGTCGCCGAAAAACAGGTAACAGCGTTGAGTAGGCGCTCATCCTTTTACAGAAAAAATGCGGGAAAAGTTATTGAGCATATTGTCGGGTTCTACCATAGGATTCTCTTTCGGAGTCACAAGCGGTAAGATCATTGAAACAGCGCTTTTGTCCATAGTGGGAGGATTAGCCGGGGCAGCCGGAGGACGATTGTTTAAATGGCTGGCACAGCAATATAAAAACAGAAAAAGGAAAAATGAGCAGCGTTAAAAAAGGTTCCATAGGCGTTACACTGATTGCAGCCATTGTTTATACGGCTGTGTCGCTCATTGGCCAGAGGGAAACAACCAATAACTCCGGATTTGTTGATAAAGCCTTCCAGCACGAAATGGAACAGGTAGGTTGGCATAAGTACGATTCCTGGTGTGTTTATTTCTGCAAACTTGTATGGCACAGATCTATTGATGACAGCGCTGTAAATGCCAGAGCGATGAAACTCATTACCGGCAATTCGCAAAGCACGCTTACAAATTTTACAAAAGACAGATCAGGGTATTTTTACCTGTCTGATACATCTGTAACAGGAAGCATTGTTATCTGGCAGCATTATGAAAATGGTAAGGGCTTGTGGCGCGGACATGCCGGCATTGTGATTGAACAGCATCCTGCGTATTTTATAACCGTCGAAGGCAATACCAACAGCAGCGGCGGACGCGAAGGATATATAGTAGCCCGTAAAACACGTAAGTATTCCCGGGATGTAATTAACGGGCTGCGCTTACGAAAATTCATAGCAATCAAAAAGACAGTATGAGACCAATTTTAAAAATAGCATTGCTCATCCTGGTTACGATTGCGTTAACGGCATGTGCAACCAAAGAGCGCTGCAATAACCTATACCCATGCCAGGGAATGGTTATTACAAGCGAATCCACTTCATCCACCACAGAAATAACTGATGAAAGGCACGACAGTATAGTATATATATCCGACAGCGCAGCATATAAGCTCTTGTTAAAATGCGATTCTGCAGGTAATGTTATGCTGTGCGAAATTGAAACACTCAGGGCCTCTCAGAATATTAAGCCAAGTTTCAGTTTAAGTGATAATAAACTTACCGTTGGATGTAAAATTGACAGCGCTGCCGTTGCCATTGCCTGGAACGAAAAACACATAAAGACAACCATTGCCCATACTTCTGCCACCAAAGAAACCATACCTGTTGAAGTAAACAAAATCACCTTCTGGCACAGGGCAGGCCAGATACTGTCCGCATTATTTATTATTGAATTATTGATATTAATTTACCTGCTATGGAAAAGAAAATAAAGGCCGTATTCGATGGCTTTCCGGGCGTTGATTATGTCTGGTACGACGATAAAGAAGTTTATTTCAACGAGCGTGAAAACTGCACCCGGATAACCCGTAAAGAGTTTTTTGAATCAAAAAAATCAAAATCTAAAAACATAGAAAATGAATAAAATAACCATTGTAAAAGGCAACGGCGGAGTTGCCCCAAGCCTGCCGGGTGAAGATCACTATTCCGGATTAATGTTATATTTGGCCGATGCCAACCTGCCATCAGGTTTCACTACTTCAAACCGCATACAGCTTATCGGAACTGTTGCAGCCGCTGAAGCGCTCGGCATAGTGTCTACATCGGCCAACTGGGAAATTAAGGCCCTGCACTATCATATATCAGAAGCGCTCAGGATCAACCCCGCCATCATGCTTTATGTAGGCCTTTTCAAAACACCTACAGGCGCATATGATTTTACCGAAATTAATACGATGCAATCCTATGCTGAAGGCAAACTTCGCCAGATCGCCGTATATTGTTACGAGAAAGAGTTATCATCAACAGAACTTACTGCGCTGCAGGCTATAGCAACAGCCCAGGATGCATTGTTTACCCCTATTCAGATACTTTATATTCCGAAAATCGCAGCCATATCGGGGCTTAATACCAGCCTTGTTGCAACCGGCCTGCGGAATATTTCGGTGTTGATAGGACAGGATGGTACCGGTACCGCTAACGACCTGTATACTGCTGCAGGTAACTCTGTAAATAAGTATTCTGTGGGACTTGCCGGACTTGCCATCGGTATGTTATCACTGGCCAAAGTGCACGAAAGCATATCCTGGGTAAAGAAGTTCCCGTCAGGCATTTCAACTCCTGGATTCTCTGATGGCACCCTTGTAAAAAATACTACACAAGCAGCCCTTGCAGCTCTCGATGCCAAGCATTACCTGTTTCTGGTGTACCAGGGAGGAATGTCGGGATCGTGGTTTAACGATAGTTATACTATGGATCTGGACACTTCGGATTATAAGTTCATTGAAGCCAACCGCAGCATGGACAAGGCTATCCGTGGCATACGCACGTACCTGGTACCTGAACTGTCGGGACCGGTTTATCTGGATCCCGCCACCGGGAAACTCAACCCCGACGACGTGGCTTACCTGAAGATTGTTGCCGGAAAACAGCTTGAAGACATGGAGAAAGCCAAAGAACTCAGCGGCTACGAGGTGAATATAGATCCCGATCAGAACGTGTTGTCAACCAGCAAAATTGAATTTGTGATCGAAAAGGTAGGTGTGGGAGTGATGCGTGAATTCAACATAACCATTAAAAATACAACCTCAATAAGTTAAAATATGAACGGATTAAGAAATGTGCTCCTTATCAATGGTGTAGAACCCTCCTGGGCAAACCTCAAGGTTAATATTGCAGGGTTCCACGAAACTGCCATTACGGCTATAACTTATGAAGACGACCAGGTGGTGGAAAACATTATGGGTGCCGGACAGGTGGCTGTAGCACGCGGATATGGTAATATTACACCGAAAGCATCCTTCACGCTACTGCGCAGCGCTGTGGAAGCCATACGTGCCTCAAGCGATACCGGACGACTACAGGATATAGCGCCTTTCGATATAGTGGTGTGTTTTGTACCCATGAACGGAACTACCATCATTACACATAAGATCAGAAACTGCCAGTTTACCAAAGATTCTCTCGACATAAAACAGGGCGACACCAAAAACGAAACCACGTTTGACCTGGTGCCGAGCCATATTGAATGGAAATAGGAGGCAGCTATGGAAAAATCAGTTAGTAAAGAGGTTGTTGAATCCTGGAAAAAACAGTATGGATCCGTATATAAATACACTGCGTCAGACGGCAAATGTTGTTATCTAAGGAGTCCTGATTTGCAAATACTTGATGCTTGCAGAACGATATCTGGTGGTTCGTCAATAAAATTTGATAAGGCACTGATTGATAATTGTTGGATTGATGGTGATATTGAACTTAAAACGGTTGATAAATACCAGATGGGTTTATTTGACTGGCTTGGAGGTATCATAAAGAGAATTGACGGTGAATTGGAGGAGCTTTAGCCTCCGCTACGATTGATAAGCCTGAAAACAGGTTCGACATAGCGGGGGAAATATCATACAAGTAGAGATATATGCGTGCTTTTGTTAGATATTACCTGAAATACACCCCTGACATTATTGACAAAATGTCTATCAGGCAATTATGCAGCGCATTTAATGATTTAGCCTTCGTTCGCAAACATCGCTCGCGATTTGAACCAGAAGATTAACGATCTAACCAATTCAAAATAAAGTACCCAGCTAAAATAAGTATGAAAAGAATAAATAAAAATACAAAAGCCATAAAACCAATCTTAGGGTCGATACAGAAAAAGAAAAAGATTGCCAAAAATGAGATAGCCCAATAGACAATTATTGCTTTCATGTATTTTTTTTACAAATATAGTACATAAAATGGAAAATGTTCAGTATGCTATAGAAATTCTTGATAAATGGGGGGTGCCAATTAAGAATTTTGAAAGGGATATTGACCGCATTAGCCGTAAAAAAGTAAAAGATCCCTTTAGCGATATACCAAAAAGCATATCAAGATTAAAAATTGATCTTGCGCGGTTGAAAGCATCATTAGATGCTACGACAAGAACCGATCATCGAAAAAAATACAATTTATTAATTGAGGAAACTGAGAAAAGAATTAGGTCACTTGAAAGATCTACAGCAACTTGCGCAACAACCTCTAATGGTTTCTTTTCAAAACTTAAATCAAATTTCGGAATAAGCCCGTGGATGATAGCTGCAGCTGCTGTTGCAGGTGGTATAAAAAAAATGAGTGATTTTGCCGGAGAGTCTGTAAAGGCAGCTGCTCAAGTAGAAAAGTATAATGTTACGCTAAAGACTATGCTCGGCAGTCAGGGATCCGCCCGAGATCGAATGACTGAGTATAGTGATATCGCAATGAAAACTCCTTTTGAACTTAACCAGGTAGTGGAGGCAGGTAATCAGCTCCAGGCAATCGGGAGGTATAGCAGAAACAACCTAACCATGCTTGGTGATCTTGCTGCAGCAAGCGGAAAACCGCTTGAACAGGTATTAGGGGCTTATGCAAAAATAAGTACCGGTCAGAAAGGTGAGGGTGTCAATATGTTCCGTGACCTCCTGATAAGCACAGACGATTGGATAAAAGCGACCGGAAAAGGAATTTCTAAAAACGGTGAACTGATAGCTACAACTGAAGAGATGCTGGCAGCCTTACCCCAGATAATGAAAAGCAAAGGTTTTACCGGTATGATGGAAGAACAGAGCAGAACTACCGAAGGTCAGGTAAGCAATCTTAAAGATGCAATATTTCAACTGAAGGTAGCTACTGGCGAAAGAATGAAACCGGCCTTTAATGATTTTTTGCGCGGATCAAAATCTATTGTGGAAACAATGAAAGGATGGGTTGAGATACCATTGCCAGAAAAAATTGCACGCGAAAAAGCTGAGTTAAATTCTTTAGTAGGTATAATTACAAATGCCAATACCGGAGAGGAACAAAGAAAAAGTCTTCTGCAACAATTGCAGCAGCAATATCCTGATTTTCTCGCCAATATGGACTTGGAAACTGTAAAAAATCAAGAATTACTTGATAAGTTAAATGGTGTGAATACTGCTTATGAAAGGAAAATGCAGTTAGCATCGCAAAAAGACTTTTTTAGTAAAGAGGAGGATGAATATAAAGAACTTCAAGAAGAATATGTACGCAGAATCACCTACGCATCTGCAAGTGCCGAAAGGAATAAATTACAGAAATGGTTTATAAAACAAGGTGTTGTTTATCCTGAAAACCAACAGGGTGTAAATGGAGCAGAAATTTTTAACGCTAATTTGGACAAACTATATAAGGCTTCCCAGGCAGCAATTGGATTAAATCCTAAAAATAAAAAAGCTGCCGAAATAATCAATAAATACTTAGAGTATAAAGGTCAAGACATGTTAGCCGCGAATACTGCGTATGGATTTTCAGGTATGAGTCCTGAGAAAATAATTGAAATTGAAGAAAAAATGAGGCTTAAAAAAAGTTCACTTGATATTCTTGCAAGGAATCTTACCACTGAAGAAAGAAAAGATTTATATACTCAAGCACAGTCAATCAATTTAAAAGATAATTCAACTTATGAAAAACTATTCAATTCCAAAAATCTTGCAAATGAATTTGATGCACTTCGCAAAAAAACATTTGAAGTTCTGAAAGATGATGAATGGGAAAGGCTTTCTGGTTTTTTAAGCGGAAGTTTGAAATATGTGAAGTCTCCAGGTGGCAGTGGCAGCGGTACCGGTTCTGTGGATATGGCTGCTGATGCCATTTCTGGTGGTGGAAAATCAGTTAAGCAAGTAATCATCCACCTCAACAGTGGCCTCATCGAAACCAATAATAATTATTTTGATAAAACCCAGGATCCGAAAGATGCAAGCGATTTTATGAGTAAACTTACCAATGCGCTGGCTTCGGTGGTCAACGATGTAAATTATTCAGTATAATGGCAGGAATAAGGTTCATAATAAACAAGGATTTGCAGGGTCGTCAGGATAATGCTGCAGCCCGTATTATGGCCAACATGTCCGGTGCCGCAGCCCAGGCTTCAGGCACTGCTGCTGTGCAATTGGTTAAACAAGGCGTGTATGATCTTATTCTTAACCCTGCCTATATAGGTGGCAATGGCGAGTACAGGCTTTCCACCGATAACGAGGTAAGCCCTTTTACTGCTTCAGATAAAAGGTATCCTGCACGCAACAACCTTATTTTTGAAGATAATAAAAAGTCGGTTAAAATACTTATCTGGGATGCCCGCATCGACGCCAGCTTTGAAAACACTATTGTGAAAACTGCCGTTACAAAGCGGCGCGTCACCATTAAAGAATATATCTCTGCTAAAGATTATTCTTTCACCGTTTCGGGTAGTATAATTGCGGATTCGCAGTTTCATTTTCCATACGATGAACTCAGGGAGTTTATCAGGTTGTTTGAAATTGAGGAAAACTTTAATGTTCGTAATGTGTTCATCAATGCGTTTGATGTGCACAAGGTAGTGTTAGAGAGCGCAAACATTCCACAGTCGTCGGCAAAGTTTATTAACGCCATACCCTTTAATCTGAAGCTTATCAGTGATCAGGATGTGCAGCTAAGCATACAGGAGGAAGGCGCATGAAAGTATTGAACTGTTTTATAAATATCAAGAATCCGGAAACAAAAACCTCAATATCATTCAATTATGTGAACGAGATAGAAATTGTGACGTCAACTCGTAACTTTACTGACACCGCAAAAGTGATCGTTCCCAGGAAGCTGAAATATAAAGGCAAATCTATCACTGATTATGTGAAGCGGAATTCCACTATTTCTATATCGCTGGGCTACGGAACCGATTTTTACTTTGAAACGGTGTTTAAAGGCTATGTAAAGACTGTTTCAAGCGGAACCCCTACGGTAATAGAGTGCGAAAATGAAGCCTGGAAACTCAAGCAGGTAAAATTACCGGCAACATATTACCCCAAACTCAAAATTGGGGATTTTGTAAAAGAATGGATGCCGTCATATAATACAAGTATTGCTGAGGTTGATCTCGGTGAGGTAAAGATAACCCGCGATACCACGCTTGCAAAAGTGTTTGAGTATTTCATGACCAATTACCCTGTAAATTTTTATTTCAGGGATGACAAGTTCTATGGCATACTACCCACTACGCTAACCACTGAAGATAACGCCACCCGTACCATTAAGTTCAGGATCGGCGAGAACACTATTTCTGATAACCTGGTTTATACACTTGCCGAGGATCAAAACCTGCAGATCATAGTTAAAACAGTTACCAGGGATAATCAAAAACTCGAATGGAAAGAACCGCAGGATGTACAGGATGCTGAGATAAGGACTTTTTTGGTTCCTGGTAAAGAAACCGTTGAACAACTCAAAGCCTTTGCAAAAGATCAGTTGGCAAAATTCAAAGTCGATAAGATGGCAGGTGATTTTATGGCATTTGGCGAACCTTATGTCCGTAAAGGCGACATTGTACACATCCTTGATGACGACAATAAGGAGCGCCATGATAAAAAGTTTTTTGTGGATGCTGTTACTTACACCTTTGGCCAGGGAGGATATCGCCAGAAAATAACGCTTGGAGGGCAGATAAAGTGAACCAGATAGCTGAATATATCAAAAATATAGCCAACCAGGATGATATGAAGCTGCACGTGTGCACGGTTGATTCTGTTAATGGGTCAACCTGCGATGTTACCCCGATATCAGGGGAAGCTCCGTTTAAAAAAGTAAGATTGAATGCCAACATAAACAGCGACCTGGGTGTCGTAATAACTCCAAAGACTGGCAATGATAAATATGTTCTGGTCTGCGAAGTCAGCCCGGTAGATGCTTTTGTGTGTATGTTCTCGGAGATCGAAAAAATAAGAATAAAAATCGGCCAGAGTGAAGTGTTGATAAAAGATGATGAGATAAGTTTTAATGGCGGTTTAAATCATGGCATAGTAAAGGTTGACAGCATGGTAAGCTGGATGCAAAATGTTTATCAGGATCTGCAGACCCTTACGGCATTACTCGCAAGCATACCTGTTACGGTTATTCCTGGTGGTATGGTTGGCAGTGTAACATTTGTACCAACCACTACAGCTCCTGTCGCAAATAATTTCAAAAACGATAAAGTAAAGCACTGATGAACGGAATACTTATAGATGAATACGGTGATCTTGTCGTTGCAAACGGCAGCATGTCTATCGGCGATGTTGATGAGCAGATCGTTCAGTTTGTGATGGCCGGTGTGCCGGGAGATTTTAAAGAATCGCCGACATTGGGTGTAAATGTGCAAAGTATGCTTGGAGGCAATGTGGACACTTTGTTTCATGGGAACCTTAAAGAGCAGCTTAAATCACAGCATTTAAAGGTTTTAAAAGTAACAGTCAGTGAAACTGAAGTATACGTTGAGGTATGATAATTATAGCTATAGAACGGCAGAATATGTTTGATATAGCGCTAATCGGTTCCGGAAGCGCCGAGGATGCATACGCTATTGCTTATGCCAATGGAAAATGTATTTCTGGACATATAACCGAGGGCGATTCAATTACTGTGAGCAGCATTACCAATCAGCGTATCGTTGATTATTTTAAAATACAAAGGCCCTTACCGGCTACTTGCGATATTATAGCCGAAGGAATTTTCGATAACACATTTGATAACACATTTGAATGATGAGAACAGTAGCTGAGATAAAAAATGAGATGACCACAGCCTTCATGGCTGATAACGATATAAAGGCAAAATACGATCCTACAAACACATGGACGCCTACCACTCAGTTTTCTGATGTATTTGCAAGCTCAAGTATCGAGTCAATTTTGTTTTATATCGTGGCCGTGATCTGTTATGGAATGGAATATCTGTTTGGTGTGCATCTTACCGAAGTAGCAGCATATGAAACCAGGATGCGTGTCGGAACCAAAGAATGGTGGCGTCAGCTCTGTCTGTCTTTTCAGTTAGGTTACAGCCTTGTTTTCAACCCGTCCACCAATACTTTTGAATATTCAACCATTGACGACACAGCAAAGATAATAACCTATGTGGATATCAGGGAGTATGCCAACGGGCTTATGATATTAGTAGCAAAATCCGACAGCAACGGAAATCCTGAAAAATTAGATATCAGTGATCCTACTGAACGTGATGCTTTTGATACCTACATTAAAAAGGTAAAAATAGCAGGTGTGCCATTGATATGGAACAGCTATGACCCCGACCAGGTAAGAATTACACTTACTGTTAAATATGATCCTCTGGTGCTTGACTCTTCAGGTCAGCTAATAGGAACAACAACAAAGCCGGTTGACATTGCTGTTGCAGATTTTCTGGGAAACATTCCGTTTGGTTCGGGAATATTGAACAAAACAAAACTTATAGATGCCATACAAGCGGCAGAGGGAGTGGTTGATGTATATCCTGATGTTACCGCATGGCTGGAGGTAAGTACTACTTATATTCCGGCATATACACCGGTATCCACTCAAAATGTTACTGCTTATGGAGGTTCTTTTGCACTAAATACTTTAACTGTAGCATATTCTGCAAATGTTTAATGTTAATCTCATATCGGTAATAACATGGTTGCTGCCTTCATTTTTAAGAGGCAAGGCCATCATAGCTTTATTAAAAGCCCTGGTATTGCCTTTGCAAAACCTACACCTGTCTCTTGATGCCTTCAGGTCACAAAAACAATATGAACTGAGCATCACCGGACAGGTTATTTGGCTTGAAAAGATGCTTAATAGCATTTTTGACCCTATTAACGAACATATTTATATTGAAGATGTAGAAGCTGATGTCCGGGTTTATATTGCCCACAAAAATGAAAACCGAAGGCCACCCTACATTTACCACAGGGCAGAAAGTTCTTATCAAACGTTCATTTATCACCGCAATGAAATATTGCTCCAATCGAGCTTTACAGTTATGGTTCCCGTGTTGATATATAATGATCTTTTGCAAAATAACAGTTCTGGTCTAAATAAAATGAAAGCAAATATTAATAAATATAAAATGTTACCTCAAGAAGTTAAAGTTCAACGAAAAAATCTTATGTTCGATATCACAACACCTAAACAATTAAATGTAGATTTTCTTAGACCAGAAATTGCTCAAAATATGTTTGTTAATTTCAAATCAGTTCAACAATTCTTACAAAAATCCCCACCTTTTGGTATTGCTCAAATCGGTAGCTCATTCAGAAAGGAAATTTCACCTAAACAATTTACAAGAATGAGACAATTTACTCAGGCTGAAATAGAGTATTTTACCGATCCATTAAATAAAAATCATGTCAATTTTGACAAATACAAACATACAGTCATAC